TCATCTACATTAAGCAATTGCACGCGAAATTCTCGCACCAATGGATGGTTGATGGGATCCACCCAAGCTACTAAAGGAGCTACAACGTTCAAGATGGAATAGGGCGCATATCGCGGGAATGTCCACGACGCTTCAACTCTTGCCATTACGTGGTAGTGAGAACAATGGAGGAAGGTGTGACCACTGGAATCACTCTAGTACGAGCCACTGAAGACACCGAAGCCGTAAAATAAGTGGAATTTTCAACAAGACTATATTTGTCTTCATTGTGCTCTGTAGCGACAACAGTCACAGTGTTGTCTTCGTTTTCGTTCAGACCAATCACTCGATATTTCCTGCGTTGCGCCGATGTTGGACGCAAAAGCCAAGTTGTTCCCTCCGCAGGAGCTGAAGGAAATCCCGATGCAACATCAATGACCGTGTGAGTGCCAGCGCCAGTCACCACGTCAGTGCCATAATTTTGATCGGGAAACACAACTTGCAATCGATAGGCGATGCCGCTATTAAGCGTCACCGCTCGATCAAGAGCGATTCTTGTTGATGATGAACCAGCTACGACAATGCCAGCAGCAATTCCAGGCGTCTTCCCTGGATCCGCAATTTCAATCAATTCACCGGGAAGCAAAAACAGCCCTTGAGCGGTGGTTTTGAAGCTCACTGTCTCTTTTTCTGTGAGGTTGGTAGCCAATATCCACCGCCCAAGCCTTTGCGCTTGCCCGCGAGAAGTGCAGCCAAAACCCCTCACCTCAGTTTCTCTGTAGCCATATTGATCAATTGCTTGCCTGTCTTCCACATATTCAATTTTGGTTTTATACAAATCATCAGGATCATTCCATGAGACCAAAGCAATTGTCTTCCTTGCCTTCCGCCCAGTGCCCTCATAGACAAAAGGAGGCGCAGTTATTTCCCCTTGCTCATTTTCTTCTTGAATAACATTAGAAGGATTGAAATGCTTGACAACAAAGCCAGGCTTGTCTTGCGTGGGAACAATTGCACCATTTGCATAGTACAACATTCCTCTAAATGCAGCCGCAAGTGAATTCAACACTTCATAAGCTTCTCCCCTGTTGTTGATATAGCCATTAAACACAAAACGAGGCTCCGTCCCGCCTCTGCCATCACTCACTGTCTCATCGCAATACTGCCCCACTTCATATAAAGCGAATTTATCAATGTCAGACTCATTGATAAAATCTCCACAACCATATCGATCATCTGTGATTAAATCATAAAAAACCCATGCGGGATTATTGCTATATTCAGTCTTGAATCCTCCGTTCCAAATGCCTGAATAAGTGCGATCCCTTGTGTTGTAATTATTTGGCACTTTAATCTTTAGCCCCTTCAACAAGGCACTCACTCGCGGAATAGAACTAAAGCCTTCGGAGCGAAACTTAAGCCCAATCAATGCAGTGCCAGGATATTTGAATCCCTTGCTGATAATACCAACAACAGCTTTGTAATACAGTTCATTCACTCGCACTGCCCCGCCTGTAAATGCGGGGTCATCAGGGTCAAGAGATAGTCTGTCAACACGCACTGTCCATGGTCCCTCTCCAGACAATCCAAATTCATATTCAAAATCAACTGGACTGCTAGATTTGCCGCTAATCTCTCTCCTTGCACTTACAATTTGATTGCCATTTTTGTCCAAAATGTCAATCTGAAAGTCCACGTCGTAAGCTCGCCTATCGCCATCTTCCTGAATCCAGTACAATGCAGCAACGCCCATGCGGACGATCACCCTGTCAAGATCACTGCTTGTCGTCGTCACGCTAATGGGACCAGCAGATCGTCTTAATTGAGTGCCAACAGATTGTTCAATCCTTACGTCGCCAAATCCCCCAAGAGCGCTTTGATTGATATCGCCTTGCCTAAATTCATATTCAACATTGTCCCCAAAATTACTACGACCAGCATTATCTTGCAAGGGCGTATCATTCAAGAAAATACTCCTAGGGGCCGATTCAGCAAAGCCTTCAATTGGCCCTTCGCATAATGCCGCTACAACGTTTGCCGTGGCTCTACTGCGTAGAGTGTCGTCCTCCACTTCAGGACCATCACTACTTCCGCCGCCGCCTCCGCCGCCGCCGGCGCCACTAAGAATTAGCTTGTCTTCATCAATCATTGATCACACGGGAATCTGTTCAGTGCTAATTGAAGAAGAAACAACCAATGGAGATTGTGCCAAAAATTCACCATAAAGCACTGGCACTGGAAATCCTTGCGTGGTAAGCTCTGCAGCGCGATCAAATAAAAAACTTTCACTACGTTCCGATTCGGTTTTGGGCGTTGCAACTGGAGGCGTCAATAACGCAGATAGTCCTGTGAAAATCAAACTTGCGCCCAATGTGAAAAGCAAACTACTTCCAGTGGCACCAGCAGTGAAGGCACCAGCAAATAATGCACTAGAACCAAAACTTACAAATGACAATGCAACCAAAGCAACTCCCACCAAAATGCGCCCAACATTAGATCCCGCCCCAGAAACAATCGGAGCAATAATCAATTGTTCACAAACCAAGCCAAGCTCTTGATAGTCAATACCCTCCACGTCATTAGTGATAAGCTTGAAGCCAATACCATTTTCATGAGCATGGATTAGATATTCCTTAAAGCCCTTAATCTGACGAGACAATGCTGAAATGACATCTTTTGGGCTATTCACATAGAACTTATACGAACGGCCAAATTTTCGGCCAAGCTCTCCCAAAATCTTCACCTCTACGCAACGCTCCGCCATCTCAATCGACCTCTTTATGTCTGATAAATTTTACCGTGGCTTTCTTCCAGAAACTCCCCCAAACACTAAGCTCAGAAAGGCGTCCCATTAGATGATGATAAAACAAATTAGAGTTGCCTGCAAAAATGCCAGCATGATTGATTGATGATGCGTCAATTTGCATGAATGCCACATCGCCTTTCCGTTCTGGCTTTTCTATTTCGTAAAATCCTTGCGCCTGCCAATTGTCAGCAAACATTGACCATCCTCCCCTCTCCCATTCCAGTTCCTCTCCTCGCTCAAAATCATCTAGCACAATGCCAAATTCCTGCAAATAGAAATCGCGCATCAAGCCATAGCAATCATGAATTCCATAGCTCCATTGGCGCCCTACAAGGGGCGCCGTTCCGCGAGGATCAGCATAAACGTGATTACCAGATGGTGTGTGATAAATCAGCCACGGCAAATTACTTTGCTTGCATGCTTTCACATCATGCATTGAAAATTTGCATGGTGCATCCACGTGGGAATGGTAAACTGCCTTGATGCCTTTATGTTCATCTGCGCGAACATAATCCTCTGCAGCGATGGCGAAATTGGACAATGGAGAAGAATGGGCATTCTTGCATGGCACCACGTCATCATCATTAGTAATAAAGCCACATGCTTCCTCGGGCTGCCGCTTAAGACAATCGGCGGCAACACGTTGAAGCAATGCAGAAGAAATAGGAGACGAAGATTTCATCGCGTTAAATTAGCGCCAGGGAATCCACCAAATGGCAACTGTCCAGAAAATCTTAAACGACAACTACTCACTTGCTTTCCACATTGATCAACATTAGGGTCTGAAGTGGGGCGATCAAACGCATCCGCCACTGGTCCTCCCGTATAGCCACATTCAGCTCCGCGATATTTCCACACGCAATAATTTTGAGTGATAACACGTTTCGGAAGCCTTAGCCCCTCAAGGTCAATCGGACTCGCAAGTTGAAACGTTACATACAAATTTGTTTCTGCTGTTTTGCGCTCAATATAAAATAAATCAGTTGGAAAATAGCTATTAAGATTAGTGGCTCCTCCCCCTGGCAAATACTTGTACAAAGTGCGCCGACGATACACTTTTGCTCCCACCAAATCGTCTAAATCGTCAATCACTTCAGAGAACGTGCCAAAAATGTTGGAAACAGTGAGTTCTGGCGTGGGGATTTGTCCTTTTGTTGTTTTGTCAAACCCTGTAGCTTGAATGGGCAATGGCTCATAAGTGACTAATGATGCATCAGAATCAGACCGTCTCCATTGAATTTTCGTATCATCACGCATTGTTTCTGCAGTGAAGTAAAAGCTCGTATCACCACCACTAACAATGGTGGAAATATCAAGCTCATACATTTCAACGATGGCATCATGCCATGTTTGTTGCACATCGTTTTCAATGGTCATGATCGATAATCAGCAATGCTTCGCACGGAAAATGTGATGATATTGGCATTTTCTCCAATGCGCTCCCAAGACCATTCATTTGGATCTAAACGATATTTGAAAATATTATCATCCTGAGGAAATTGTGCATAAAAGAAATCCCCCTGTAAATCATGAAAAAAATCATCGTAAACCTGCGCTTCCAAGTCGGTCAAGGGGCGAGTGCGTAGATCATATTTCCTAAACCCAGAGCGAATGCCATCTGGCGTCACTTGTTCGTAGCCATCGCCCAATCGAAAACGACGCAGGCGACGCCCTCTAACTCGCGTTGTACCATATTCAAAAATTTGATCAGCGTCGGTGCCAGTGAATAGAGTGGGTTGTGCCATGATTATCGAGAAGAATAGATTATGCCGCCAGGACGTGTTTCCCGCATGATAACTTCTTTTACGGCTCCTTCTAGGTTTTTCGCCAATTGATTTCCTTGACCGCCACTCACACGAGATGATGTTTGGCCGTTATTCACATTGACAACAATGTTGGTGGAAACATTGCCAGCAGCATTTTTACCGAGATCCACTGGAATGGACTTGCCATTAGGGAGGGGGACAACGGCTTCATTGAAGCGTCCTTCGCCAATAAGGCCCAACGTGGGGCCTGTGACGACGCCGCCAGTGGCAAAACCTTTCGCTAGGGATGCTCCCATTCCAAAGCCCGCTTGAGTGGCTTGACCGGCGGTCATGGTTGCACCTCCAGAAGACCGAAGAGCCGGTGCCGCTCCGCCACCAAACAAGCTCCCGACCAATCCAACAGCTTTTATAAAGAGCCATTGCGTTACAAGCTTTGCCGCCATGTCCGCAAATGATTTACCAATGCTCGAAAAAGCTCGTCCCAGCGATTCCTGTGCCGATGCGGATCCCGTGATCATTTCGCTGAACACTTCAGCAAAAGCTTCCCTCACGCCATTTGCCGCTCCCTTCAAATCTTCCAGCATCAAAGCAGCCTCCTCCATGCGAGCGTATTCCTCTATTTGTGCAGGAGTGAATCCTTCCTGGCGGAAACGTTCGCGGATTTCTTGCCCCGGAGTAAACGCACGCGCCATTGAAAGACGATTTTGTAGTGAGGTTTTAGTTTCTTCCGCTTGTTTACGCAATTTTTGCGCTTCTGTCAGCTTTGTTACCTGTTGCCTTAAGGTGTCAGTCGCTGCCGCCTCCTTTCTTAACTTGTCCACCCTGTCTTGAATTTGAGCAATAACATCTTTATCAAGACCTTGCAGTGCTTTTGTGATTGAGATGTTAACTTTTTCAACGGCAGTTAATTCTTCCCGCCCTTCGGTGAGAAGCTTGATCTGCTCTCTTAGTTTCTCCTTGGCTTCAGCCTCGTCTTCAGCCGCCTTGATAATTGGCTCCAGCACAACTTTTCCATAATCAGCTTGAGCAATTTGAAGACGTTGTTCTTTTTTGATTTCTAGGTCAAGTTTTGCCTGTTGTCTTTGAGCTGGCTTGATGCTCTCTAATTTCGACAAGTCTCTTGTATGCTGAGCCTCTGCCTTCAGTTCATCTGCTCTGAATTTCTCTCTTGCGATAAGCAATTCTTTTTCTCTGCGAAGCAAACTCATGTCCGCTTCAATTGCCGCTGTTCTTATTTTTAACTGGTTGTCGTAAAACTGTTGAAGGTCGCGGTCGTAATCGCTCAACTCCTTGCCTGCTTTCCTGGCACCTGTCTCTGTTCCTCCGGACAAGTCAATTGCCTCCAGCCCTACTTGCTGTCTTTGATTGTTTTGGTACACCTGTGTGGCGGCATCCCAAGCTTCTTTGGCCTTTCCAGCGGCGTTCAAGGCCGACACATACCCAGCTCTAGCGGCCTTTAAGCTTTGGTCTACTTGCCCCCGCAATGCACTCGTAGCTCCAGTGGGGCCACGGGTGATGCCAGAAGCTAGTCCTGTTCTCTGGAGGACGTTATATTCCTCTTCTGATATTTGGCCACCTCCGCGCGGTCCAATTTTCTCAAGCACGCCGATTGCTTTTTTCAAGCTTTGCGCTTGGTTTTCGGCTGCTTGATACTCCATTCGAGGTATTTCTACATTTCCAGCCGAAATTGCTGCGTCAAGCTCATCACTTAACCTCCTGGTTTCAGCAGCCGCATCTCTTGCTGCACTGCCCACATTTGTTAGTTTTCCAGCCAGCGCTTCAAGGCCGATCATAATACCAGCAGCGAAGAGACCTCCAAGGGCAATTTTGGCAATTCGCGTTGTTGTAATCATGACTTTCAATGCAGCAATTGAGCCACGAATGTTAGTCACAAACCTGATAAGTCCTGCAACGGCATTAAACAATCCAACGCGAGCCATTAATTGGAGGGCCGCTGTTGCAGCCGCTACTTGCAATGCAAATTTGGCCAACCATTGCCCCGCTTTTGTATTCAACAACTGAGCAACGGCCTGCACAGTCCCAAGTATCATTTGCCCTAATGCGCCAAAAGTGGGGGCCAATGCAGAGATGATTCCTTGCAATGACTGTCCAATATCAGCCACCTGACGCAACGCTTCATAAATGGCCAATCCACGAGAGCTTAACTGTGCTGCTGGATCTTCCGCCCCTTGAATACCACCAACAAATGCTTGAACTGCCTCAGTTGCATCGCCAATAATCTCAGAAAGTTGAGGAAATACTTGCGCTGAAATCAATCCAACCAATGGCTCAAAACTTTCATACATCTTCGTCACAGAATTACTCAAGTCATTCATGCGACCTTGCAATGTATCTGCAGCCCCTGCGGCTCCTCCTGCAAATTCAGTGTTCATAAGCTTCGCGACATTACGAAGCAATGCCTGAAATGCTTCTCCCTTAAAGGCGCCATCCTCAAGGGCTTCTGTGAATTCAGGAATGCTCATTTGAGCGGCACGAGCAAACAATGCAAGAGAACCAGGCAACACATCACCCAACTGCCCCTTAAGCTCTTCACTCATCGCCTGGCCTTTACTGGCCATTTGAGAGAAGGCATAAGTCACTCGATCCACTTGATCAGCACTCAAACCAAATGTTGCCGCCGCTTTAGAAATGCCAGTAAAAAGACCCTCAATTTGATCCGGCGCAAAACCAGCCGGTTCCATGGAGGCGTAAAGTCGTACAAAGCCTTGACGTGCGCTTTCAAGAGGCACGTTAAAACGTTCTGCGAGGCTATCGACAAAGCCAAATGCTTGATTAGCGGCACCAGTGCTACCAGTGACAGCTAATAATTGATTGTTAAAAGTTTGAAGAGAAGTGGCAGCCGCTAATGCTTGATTGGGAAGATCGATGATAAAAGCAAGTGCCTTATATGCCGTGCCAAACAGTAACACTTGCTTCACTGCATTGCCAAATTCTCCGCCAAGTTCTTGAATAGCACCAGTTAATGGCACTTGTTTTTATCATCGATCTTCCCAATCAAGCAT